TCTAACGTAGGAAAAAAAGCCTATGGGAAGCTCCCGTCGAAGCTAAAAGAGGGAGGCCCTTCTCTTTCCGTAGGTCGAGGCGAGAAGTTACCGGCTGAGCAAGGGGCTGGTTTGACGGCTAAAGGTCGCGCTAAGTACAACCGCGAGACTGGTAGTGATCTGAAGGCTCCACAGCCTCAAGGCGGCCCTCGTAGAGATTCCTTCTGTGCTCGTATGGAGCCAGTAGCAAAGAGCTCTGAGCGCGGTTCTCGCGCACGGGCATCCATGAAACGCTGGAATTGTCCGGGGTGGTAGATGGCTTATTCAGGCACAGTTAGTACGACAGTAATCAATGTTCAGCAGCTAATTGACCACGGCGCTCGTCGTTGCGGTAAGTTAGCTGAAGAGCTGACATCTGAGCAGCAGGTAGCGTCACGTCAGTCTTTGTACTTCTTGCTGTCGCATCTGATTAACCGCGGTATTCAATACTGGGCGATTGAGAAAGAGGTTATTGGGCTTTCGCCTGACAAGTACATCTATGCCCTTCCTAATGGCGCTGTAGACGTTCTAAACGCCCTGTATCGCACGATGAACCGTCCTACTGGTGACTACACATCATCTGCAGGCGGCGTGGTTGCTAATGTATACGATGGCAATACAAGTACATACTGCCAACAAGCTTCACCAAACGGCAACATTCAAGTTTTTTATGGCACAAATAATCCTGTTTACGCTGGCAGTATTGGTATTCTGCCTTACGTGTCTGGCGGCGGCTCTGCCACTTGGTCAGTCACTTTCGAGTATTCCACTGACGGAAGTACGTGGTCAACACTCGACGACCTCGGCTCGGTAGTTGTTACTGACAATCAATGGATATGGACGGACATTGACCCCGGCCAATCTGTAACGTATTACCGCGTGCGCGTGTACAACGGCACAACTCTGGCATTGCGTGAGTTCTACATAGGTAACAACAGCCAAGAAATACCGATGGCTCGTTTGAACCGCGATGACTACACAAGTCTGCCAAACAAGAACTTCCCAGCTAACCAGCCGTTCCAATACTGGTTTAACCGCACTATCCCCGTACCTGAGATTTATCTGTGGCCTGTACCTAACGACCCGTTTGTGCAGATGACTGTGTGGTACTCACGTCAGATTATGGATGTAGGCTCATTAACTGATGAGCTCGAGATTCCACAGCGCTGGTACGAAGCTACAGTGATGATGCTGGCTCACCGGATGAGCCTAGAGTTACCCGGTATTCAGATGGACAGAATTGGCTATTTGGAAAAGATGGCCGCGCAGTATTTGATGGAAGCTGAACAAGAAGAACGTGATCGTTCACCGATTTATTTTGCTCCCAACATTTCTGTGTATACGCGATAATGCCAGTATTTCTTGACACTAGAGGTTACTCAGACATCGCAATTGCGGTGTGTGATCGCTGTAAAATGAAGCGGCCTCATGCTGAGTTATCGAAAGACCCAAACTTTCCGGGTCTGATGGTGTGTGAGCAGGGATGTAAGGATCAATTTGACCCGTATAGACTTCCAGCGAGGAAGACAGAACGGATTATGTTGCGATACCCGCGCCCTGATTTAAGTGTTGCTGATGATCCGACAGGGATTACGACAAATGCTCCTAATGAATTTGTCATTTCGCCTGAGCAAAATACAGCTACACCAGAACAGAATGGCAATCTTGACAATTTGAGTCCGAGTCCATAATGGCAAACGTACAGATTACCCAATTACCAGCCGGTGGCCCGATTACCGGAACAGAGCAGGTACCAGTTGTCCAGAATGGAGTGACTGTACGTGTCTCTACCGCAGCTATTGCGGCTTCTCCAGCCCAAACCCAGACGTTTTTAACGGTAAATCAAGAGCTGACATTACCAAATAGTCGGTATTTATCGACGTCTACAGGTCTTTTATTGACTGATGGTGGCCCAGATTCTTACTACAGACTGACTTTAGACGGCACTTCTGGCAGTCTTGAGACAGCTGGCGGCGGCATTATTGTCAAAAACAGTGGTAGTACCGTTGTTTCTCGCTCAATTGCTGTCTCTGGTAGCGGTTTATCCGTATCTAATGCTGATGGCACGGGTGGAAACCCCACTTTATCGTTAGCTGGAGCTCCAGCAAGCTTAGCTGGCTTGTCTGGCACGGGTGTTTTGGGTTTGGTTGGCGGTACTTCGGTCACTACTTTCAATATTCTTGGTACAACTAACCAAATTGGCGTTGCAAATGGAGGTGGCCCCGGCAATCCAACGATTAGCTTAGCCACAGACCCAACAATTCCGGGTACTGGCGGCATGGTTTTGCCAAAAGGTACATCAGCTCAGCAACCAGTCGGTATTTCTGGCCAAATTCGTTATAACACAGACACAAATACCTTCGATGGCTTTGCTGCTGGGTCTTGGAACTCGTTTTCCTTGGCTGGTGGTGTTCTTACCTTCAGTGGTGGCACGACTGGCTTAACGCCAAGCACTCCACAGTCTGGCGCTATCGTCTTAGGCGGTACATTAGCGGTTGCAAACGGTGGTACTGGGGCAAATTCTTTAACTGGCTACGTCAAAGGCAACGGCACGTCAGCAATGACTGCTAATCCTACGATACCTAACACTGATATTACTGGTTTGGGCACGATGTCCACCCAGAATGCAAGTGCAGTAGCGATTACTGGCGGCACAATTACTGGTACGGCGGTAAGCGGTAGCACCATAAATAGTTCAGTAATCGGTGGAAGTGCTCCAGCAGCTGGTACGTTTACTAATGTAGCTATGACTACGGGTACGATTACTACTACCCCAACGTCTGGCACTGACATAGTTAATAAAGATTACGCAGACTCAATTGCTTCTGGTATTAACTTCCATCAAGCTTGTAACTACGCGACAACAGCTGATTTAGGCTCTGTAACGTATAACAATGGCTCATCAGGTGTAGGTGCGACTTTAACTAAAACATCGCCCTTCTCTACTTTAGCGATTGATGGCCATACCTTTACTACTCCTGACATTGGTCAACGGATATTAGTAAAGAACGAGTCAAACGGCGCATATAACGGCGTCTACACAGTTACTGCAGTAGGTTCTGGCTCTGTTGCATGGGTTTTGACCCGCGCTACTGACTACGACACTAGTGGTTCAGGTTATAACGAGATTGATCAGGGTGACCTGATGTTAATCTTGTCTGGATCAACTAACGCAAATACATCGTGGGTTCAGCAGACTCCACTGCCCATTGTTGTTGGTACGACTTCATTGTCGTTCTCTCAGTTTGCAGCCCCATTGGTCTATAGCGCAGGCACAGGCTTAAATCTCTCACCTGCATACACGTTCAATATATCTAATACTGGTGTTTCTGCGGCTACTTACGGCACAGCCTCAACAGTTCCAGTGTTGGCAGTCAATGCTCAAGGTCAGCTGACATCTGCATCGACTACACCTATCGCTATTTCGTACACCGCGGTATCTGGCCTAGCTGCTTCTGCGACTACAGACACTACAAACGCATCGAATATCACTTCAGGTACTTTGCCAACGGGCAGGATTTCTGGCTCATACACTGGCATTACAGGTGTTGGTACGATAGCTGCGGGTACGTGGAACGGCACTACGATTGGTATTGGCTACGGCGGTACAGGTGTTACGACTACCCCATCTAATGGCCAGTTGCTGATTGGTAATGGTACAGGTTACTCATTAGCCAATATCACGGCTGGTACTAACGTCACAGTAACGAATACAGCTGGTGGCATTACGATTAGCGCTACACCAAGCTATGGCGGTACAGTAACTTCTGTCAGTGGCTCAGGTGGCACAACAGGTTTGACGTTATCTGGTGGCCCAATTACTACATCTGGTACGTTGACTTTAGGTGGCACGTTAATAGTAGCTAACGGCGGTACTGGCGCGACTACCTTGACTGGTTATGTCAAAGGTAGTGGTACGTCGGCTTTGACTGCATCTACGACTATCCCGAGCTCAGACATCACTGGTTTAGGAACGATGGCTACACAAAATGCTAGCAGTGTAGCAATTACTGGTGGGACAATAGATGGTGCGACAATAGGTGCAACAACTGCATCTACTGGTAAATTTACAACGGTTACTGCTACTTCAGGTATTGCAGGAGGGACATTCTAATGGCACAAACAGGATATACACCAATTAAGCTGTATGCGAGCACTACGGCTTCAGCGGTTCCATTGGCAGCAAACTTAGATAATACCAATGGTGCAGAACTTGCCATTAACATTACTGACGGTAAACTGTACTATAAAGACAATTCTGGTGTAGTTCAGACGATTGCTACTAAGGCAGCTGTAACCAACGTCTCATCTATTACGTTTGGCTCGACTGGACTTACTCCAAGTACGGCCACTACAGGGGCTGTAACAGTCGCTGGGACGTTAAATATAGCCAACGGTGGTACAGGTATCACCTCGTTTGGAACAGGCGTACAGACGGCTCTAGGACAGGCTGTAACGGGTTCTGGCGGTATTGTATTATCTACTAGCCCTACTCTGACTACGCCTGCTTTAGGAACGCCTAGTGCAGTAGTATTAACAAACGGTACTGGTTTGCCAATCTCTACTGGTGTAAGTGGTTTGGGAACTAGCGTTGCGACTGCTTTAGGGGTTAATGTAGGCTCTGCTGGTGCTGTGGTGGTTAATGGCGGCGTATTAGGTACTCCATCATCTGGAACGCTGACTAATGCTACTGGCCTGCCTTTGACGTCTGGTGTGACAGGTACTTTGCCGATAGCAAATGGTGGTACGAACGCTACTGCTACTCCCACAGCGGGTGGTGTGAGCTACGGTACAGGTACTGCGTATGCGTTTACTTCGGCTGGTACTAGTGGTCAGGTATTAACAAGTAATGGTTCTGGTGCTCCAACATGGGCAGCAGCTTCTGGCGGTATATCAACAGGTAAAAGTATCGCTATGGCAATGATTTTTGGCTTCTAGCGTCCAAATGTTACAATGTGGTTTTTGGAGGTTAAAGCCATGTGGACAGATGAACGAAAGAAGTTGGCAAGCGAAAGATCAAAAGCAAAATGGGCAGACCCTGAGTATAGGAAAAAAACAAGTAATGCGATAAGAAAGCCTCCTTGTTGTCCAGTTTGCGGTGAAAAAGATATTGCAAAATTTTATGTAGATAAAAATGGGCATCGTTCCAATAAAGTTTGTAGTGAATGCCATAAGGTTCAATGCAAAGAGCGGTGGCATAAAAGAACAGAAGTAGATCGGCAATCATCAAGAGCTTATAAATACGGGATAACCCCAGAGAAGTTTTTAGAGATGCTTGCAGAGCAAGATGGCAAGTGTAAAATTTGCGGCATTAAACCTGTGACAAAAAGAGGCTTGCATGTAGATCATTGTCATAAGTCGGGGGTTGTTCGTGGGTTGTTGTGCCACGGTTGTAACACTGGGCTGGGGAACATGAAGGATGACCCCGAAATTTTGTTAAAAGCTATTGAATATTTAAGGAGCCATCATGGCTAACCCCAACATAGTTAACGTAACGTCAATCTACGGAAACGTCGGTTACGTTATTCCTTCGTCGGCGGCTACTGCCACGACTTCATGGACGTACAACGGTACTACTTCTCTGACAGGTTTAACGCCTGCGGCAAGCACTGTGAACCGTGTGACGTCTATTACTGCGGCTAATACAACATCTAGTGCTGTGACTGCAACGATTGCGATTGGTAACAACGCGACGTTTGGTTCAGCTACTGTGATTACGTATCCTGCGTATCAGATTTCAGTGCCGCCAAATGCGACTCTGATCATCATCGACAAGACAAACTCTGTGTACATCACTGAGAATCAGTCTGTTGCTGCTTATTCTGGTACTGCTAGTGCGCTGACATTTACAGCGACTTTCGAGCAAATCACCTAATTGGGGTTGACATGGGACTTCGTTATCCCGGTGGTTATGTCACGGCGACGTTTAATCCGCTTGCTTACACTACGTCTGCTGCTAACCTACTAGTTGTTGCTGGCGGGGCTGGTGGTGGCTCTAACTGGGGCGGGGGCGGCGGTGCTGGCGGTTTGCAACTTTCGTCTACTGGTTTTGTTGTTGGTACTACATATAGCATCACCATTGGTGCTGGTGGGGCTGCGGCAGCAAGTGGGTCTAATTCCTCTTTTATTGGTACGGGAACATCAATAACAATGACAGGGGGCGGTGTTGGGGCTAGTGGTAATGGCGCTGGCACTAGTGGCGGTTCGGGCGGGGGCGGCGCAACTGGGGCTGGCGGTAGCAATAATGTAGGTGGAACAGGCGTTTCATCTCAGGGCAACAGCGGCGGTATTTCTATAAGCGGCACTGATTTTTACGGCGGTGGTGGCGGTGGCGGGGCTGGGTCTGCTGGCTTTTATTGCTCATATCGTACAGGCGGTAACGGCGGCGGCGGCTCATCTACTACAATCATTGGTTCGCAAGCTCATTACGCTGGAGGTGGGGGTGGTGGTGGGTATTCGCCGCAATCCACAACAGGTGGAGTTGGCGGGGTAGGCGGCGGAGGCCGGGGTGGAGATAGTGGTGCTAATGCCGCAGCGGGAACCGCTAATTCAGGCGGCGGGGGTGGGGGCGGGGCAGGCAGTGGTGCTGCTGGAGCAGCCGGTGGTTCAGGCGTGGTCATCGTAAGAAATGGTAAAGCCGCTGCATCCTACACAGGTTCCCCTACAATTACTAACGTCGGTAGTGATTATGTATATACATTCACTGGCAACGGATCAATAACATTCTGAGGTTGATATGGCACATTTTGCCCGTCTTAACGACAACAACGTAGTGCTAGAAGTCAACGCACTCAATAACCATGAGCTAGTCATCAGCAAGACTACGACAGACGAGAACGGTAATGTAACTGTGTCTCTAGTTGAGTCTGAAGAGAAGGGTATTGCATTCTTAACTGCTTGGTCGGGCGGTCATACTAACTGGAAGCAGACAAGCTACAACGCTACATTCCGTGGCAAGTTTGCAGGTATTGGTGACACGTATGACCCAGTAACAAATATGTTCATACCGCCTGTAGTAGAAGTGCCAGAAGGCTTACCTACTATGAGCTTGACCTCATTAGAGACTCAGCAGATAGAAGCAGTTGTTACACAGGCTGTTGTTGACTTATCTTCAGCTGATATACCTGCTTTGACTAGCAGCGAAATTATCGCTTTGACTTCAGAACAAATATCGGGGCTATAACATGCCACAGTACCAAGGTGTATGGACAGTAGAGCAACAAGCTCAGGCGCTGACTAATCAACAATGGGTAACTGACCCTAATTTCAAGAACACCACTCTGCTATTACAAGCAGACGGTACAGGCAGCGGTTCGCAGAATCAGACCTTCTTAGACGGAAGCACAAACAACTTTTTTATCACGCGAAACGGTAACACTACCCAAGGATCGTTCTCGCCGTTTAGTCAGGCTCCGGGGTATTGGAGTGACTATATGACCAGTGGTTATTTGA